TTTTTCAAATGGAAAGGATAGCTATGTCACCTATACGCTCGCGTTTGCGATCTTCGGGTACCACCGTATCCTGGCGGGGAAAACTTCCCCCCGACGGGCGGATTCAACTTGGTGCCTTTAGAGATAAAGTCACTGGGTCAAATCTTAGTGGTACTTGGGAGAGCTGGGAACTAGGGCCTCTTTATAATGCCCAAAGTTATCAGCCGACAGATTTCCGCTCTTCGATTGCGATAATCCGGGATGAACTTCATCCTGGACCACCGTATCGAGTTGGCGGAGATATGAAGTCGTTTAAGGCTGCGTTAGTCACCGACCTTTCAGCCGGTGTACTAGGTAAGGGAGTATACCGTAACGTGTATGATACACGCCGGTACGAGGGTGGCTTTATGCCACCTACGATAAACAGTCTGTTTGATGTTTCCTGGGACAGGTTATCAACCTACTACCAGGATTCGCTCAAAACGGATCTGCATCTATTCCCTGATATTGATGACTGGGGTGCCAAGGGCTGGAAACGAACCAAGCCCAAAATTGAAAGTGCAGGAGCTTATGTCTTTTTGCGTGAAGCAAAGGACATACCCCGCATGATCGCTACGACGAGAAATCTCGCGAGAGATTTCCACGATACCTGGGAAGGTATCGCTGGTAAGCTGAATCAAGCCCGCAGTTATGTGGGCGGAAAGCAGCTTTATCGTACGAACGTTCGTGGTTGGAAGCAGGCGCCTAAGAGGGCGTCTGATCAGTTCCTGAACCAGCAGTTCGGCTCCCCGTTTATTAATGATATACTAAGTTTCGACAAAGTGTATCAAAATGGCCGCCAATACATTCAACGACTTGTTGATCGTAACGGACGGTTTATAAGACGGGGTGTGCACCCTTTAGCTGATTGGAATGACGTTTCCGTGGTTAGTTCTGGAAGTTATCCTGGAAGCCCTATTGATGGGTATTCCTTGACAACTCCGGGAACGCATGGCGTAGGCCTGTTCCCGGTTACTTTCCCCGGAGATTTCTTTGTGGCACCACCAACTTACTCGATCACCGACGAGGTTCACAACCGAGTCGATGCGGTAGGAAGGTTTCAGTTCTACAATCCGATCTTTAACGTTAGTTACGTGAAGGACGGTACGTCCGCGTGGGATACCGTACGTCGCTATCTTGCGATTTATGGACTGCGCATCACGCCTTCGAACGTTTATAAGGCTATCCCTTGGACCTGGTTGATCGACTGGTTCGTAGATGTGAGTCGATACGTCGACGCCATTTCGGACGCTTTAGTAGACCAGGTCGTTTGTGACTACTACTACGTAACCGTTCGTCAAGAGTATAAGCGTGTGTTTACTACCACGCTTCCATTCATTGACGGTACGGTGAATCTCTCGTATTCGATTACTTTGAATTCGAAAGAACGTATGGGAGCCACTTCTCCATTTGACTTCTCGCTTGGGTGGGGCGATTTGTCCCCACGCCAATTAGCAATCCTAGCAGCACTTCGGATCTCGCGAGTGTGAGTTTTCCGAATCTCTCTAGGATTATCTTGTCCTGTTGGTAAGTGCGGTGCGTCTTGGAACAACGCGCCGAAGATACAGGGCATCAACTCCAATTTGTTCGAGGAGTATCAACCATGGCATTTCCAGATCCAGTAGTCATAACAGTTAATTCTGTTGCTAAGTCTTTACCATTGATCGAAAGAGCTGGCCGCAAGGCCATCTATGAGAACAATGATAAGACCTTCCAGATCGCGATTTCCCATCGCCCTGGGAAGGCTCGAGGAAGAGAAAGAACTAACTCCTCTTTCCGAGTCGACCAGCGGGCAATTGTCACTAGTCCGATCGATTCGTCGAACGATAGTGATGAATTGTCGATGTGGGTCGTCATTGATAAGCCCGTTTACGGGTTTTCTTTGACGCAAGTTCAACAGCTAGCCGCAGCGTTATTCGCTCGACTAGATGCTACAGCTATCGCTCAGCTTTTCGGTGGCGAGTCTTAAAATCTCGCTAGATCACTTTCACCAAGGAGGTGAAATATTATGTCCGCGCCTGAAAGGGAGTTTCCACATGAGTGGTTATCTTCCCAATTGGAACGTGACCGGGACCGTTTTGACGATCTTCTAGCCCGATACAAAAAGGCCAGGGAGAACGTGAACGCCGGTATCGATACCGAAAATTCTAAGCTTCTCTGTCGTGAATTATTGACAGAGATCTTGGATCTGTACGAATAGTGATTTCCAACAGGGTTGTGGCTCATCAGGTCGTGAGACCGTCTGGGCATGCCGAGGTTTGATCGCTAACCTCCAGTCGGAGGGTGCATGAAGAGCAAACAAAACGCTCCAAGCAACGTAAGTGATTTCCTCGATCTGGTCGTACGCGTCTACCATGACGCGACGGCTAAGTGTGTCGCTGATGTTTCTGATGAGCGTGACCTTAAAACCATTAGGTCACGCGTCGAACACGAAGGGTTGTCATTTCTGACGATAACCCTGCCTCAGTTCGCCAAGGACTTCGAAAGAAGTCTAGCGGCTGGTGCAATTGACTCTTCCCTATTTCGAGGCTTTCCCCGTCTCCTAAAGAGGCGGGGTGCGGTCTTAAGTAGGTGGGCAATCCCTGCTTTCTTGCAAGGTATGCTCAGTCAAATGTTCGACATTGAAACAGGAGAACTACAAGATGAAACTCAAGATTTCTCAACAATTGTCGAGGCAGTCAGACAAGTCTGCTGTCTCTTCAAGAAAGTCGAGATCGAGTGTACGCCCGCAAGGGTGCACGCCGCGGTCGAGAGCTTCGTCGGAATTGAGCACGAATTTTCATCGTATTCATGCACCGAAGAGGACTCTGCGTTATTTCTACAGACGTCTTCTATGCTTTGGGACGGGTTGTTTTCTGATTTCTCAGTGGACAATCTTTTACCTCGGCATGGCCCCGGTGCTACCGCTGAACGTATTTCAGGTAATTCGAAGTACAATTGGCGGCGTTGGCATGATCGTCTCGAGCCTTACTTTCATCTTACTGGCGACGCGTACCCTTTGGGGGTTTGTGCCGCTGGCGAGGACGACGACGGAAACGTTTTCGTTCCCGAAGAGATGCTTGAGATGGTTACGATTGTGCCTGAGCAGCTCGAGCAGCCCGTCAGGGTTGTGGCTGTTCCGAAGACTTTGAAAAGCCCACGAATCATTGCCATCGAGCCCTGCTGCAATCAATTTGCGCAGCAAGGTCTTAGGGACTACTTGTATTCGGTCCTTGAGAAGAGGTACCCTACGGCGGGACGTATTAATTTCTCGTCGCAGAGTATCAATCAACGTTTGGCATTGAAAGCTTCCAGAACGGGTCGATTAGCAACGATCGATCTATCGGACGCGAGTGATCGCGTTCCTTACGCGCTTGCGCGTGAGATGTTTCGTAGCGTTCCGGATCTCTGGGATGCTATCGATGCATGTCGTTCTAAGTTTGCACAACTACCTGATAAGACCATCATTGGTCCGTTAGGCAAGTTTGCATCTATGGGTAGTGCCCTGTGCTTTCCCGTTGAGGCAATGTACTTTTACACTATTTGTGTAAGTGCCTTGATGGAAGCCCAGAGTCTCTCCTACACCTTTCGCAATGTCCAAAAGACGGCGAGGAAGGTGTACGTATATGGGGACGACATCGTTGTCCCTGCAGCGTATGCGACTGCTGTTACCGCTCACCTACAAAAGTACAATTGTAAGGTGAACACCGCGAAATCTTTCTGGACTGGAAAGTTCAGAGAGTTTTGCGGAGTTGATGCATACTCGGGTCAGGAGGTAACTCCAACGTACCTGAGGCAAGTGCGTCCGCGTAGCAGACGACAAGCCAAGCATATAATCTCCTGGGTGGCAACAGCTAATCAGTTTTATTTGAAAGGCTATTGGTCCACTGCTCAGTTTATGTTCAAACAAATTGAGCGCATCATAGGGTCTTTACCTTATGGGCCAGAACGAAGTGCTGGTTTAGTACGTGTGTCCTACCTGGGATACAGGTCTGTCCAGAGATGGAGTGACCTGCTACATCGTTACGAAGTAAAAGCGATGGTACCCAAGCCCGTTTATCAGGAAGATGAATTGGGTGGATACGCGGCGCTCTCCAAGTGTTTAGGAAAGTTGGAAGCTGCTTCTCGCAGCTCGAGACGTCTTGACACTCTGGATGAGTTCTCTGTAGTTGATGAATCTTCACTGGAGCCATACTTAGAAAGTGTGGTAAGCCAGGACGAGAAACACCTCTACAGGTCGGCACTCCACGGCGGAGTGACACTATCAAGCCGGTGGATTTAGGCCCCAAAAAGGTCTTTACCAGGTCGAAC